GTTCTTGCATGTCTTGATTACTCCGACATGCTTAATCACGGTTTGTTCAATATTTTTTGAGCCACAATAAGGACATTCTCTGAATTCGGGCTTGCGGTAGGTCTTTTTCTTTCGGGGACTGGGCTGCTCTTTCATTTAACTTTTGACTGATTAATTCTGATATAACACCTTGCCAAAGAATGGTTTCTGCTCTTGAGCCAAACGCCGTCACCCGAATCACTGTCTCTGGTTCCGCGCTGGTTTGTATTACCCTCGACACAGTCAAACATTGTTTTGCTTGTAGCCACCACAATTCCCGTGTGAGAAAAGTCAAAGACCGCAATGTCCCCAACCTTGGGAGCCTTGGTGTTGTAGATGACTTGGGTGGTGTTCGGGCGCTTCTTGGCCCATTCAATCAGTCCGAAAGCGGCGGCTGTCCTTGGACGCCACTTGCTAGGGGTCATAGTCTTCAGGCCAAGCCAAGACACAACTTCCTTGTCATTGAGCCACTGAGCCACACACCAATCAACAAACGCAGCACACCATGGCCAAGCTGCTGGTGCTAAGTTAGTTGCAGCTTGATACTCGCGGATTTTCTTGCCGCGATTGTTCCCACCAACTTCTTTAACTCCGACTTGCGAAAGCGCAATGTCTGCAAGTTTCTTTACCATTTGCACTGCCTCTGGCCGATATCCCAATTCCTATAGATCCGTTCCACCTCGGACTCCGATGGAGACGGAAGCTTTTCCATCATCGCGCCACTTGATTTTGGAAGTGAATCGGATGGAACTGAGTAGACGGACAAGGAAACTTCTGCGATCTTCTTCGGGCGGGACTTTGACGAGTATTGCTTTGAGGGTTTCATGGGATAGCCTCATTTCTTCTTTCGGCGAACGGGCTTCTTGATAGCGATAGCCCTGCGTACTTCAGTGTAGGTAATCGGCCCAGCAACGCCATCTTCGTCAGTATTGACCAAAGCTTGGATCTTCTTGATACCTTTGACGTTTACTTCGTTTGTAACGTAGTTAACGATAGAGATGAGAAGGGCCACAATGAAGCCAGTCAGGCTAACCTGATCAACAGACTCAGCCAACTTGGGGTCAACCATAGCGAGACGGGACACAATAGCCGCAACAACCATGGCAATGAGGGGCGTGATAATACCGCCCATCTTGGAGACTAGAAATGCGAGAAGTTTATCTTTCATAGATCTAGTTTATAGCGTTGCACAGCAGATTCAACAGCAAAACGAATCAAAGATTCAGAGGCGCTGATGCCCTGCTTTTTGGCCGTAAGAGTAAGCTTTTTGACTGCGGCTTCGCGCTTTTGTGCCCCAGTTTTATCCGTATCGGCAAGAGATTCGACAATCTCCAAGGCAATCGGAAGGAGCGCGGCAACCGAAGAGGATGCCACTTCTTTAAGGATAGGAAGGAAGAAGTTGAAGACGGAGGATGTGATTCCCCAGATTTTTGCGAATAGTTGTTTCATAGGATTTAAAGCTAGATCAGTAGCCCTTGGATTGCAAGTAATCTTCGATTCTTTTTGTGCGCTCATCAATTCGGGCCAAGGTCTCGCTTCGGGCGTGAGCATCTTTTTGGATCATTTCAATTGTCGCATCCTGTTTGGCATCATTGTTTTGTATTGATCTCATTTGCTCTGGAAGAACGATCCACCCATTAAGCGCTGAAAACATAGTAACCATAAGGGCTATACTGGCAATCAACTCGCTCATCGTAAGCTTTATGCCCCGCTCCATCCCCCTGCGTCTTGGGATATCTTCAATACTCATAGTGCAGTAATAATTGATGCCACTTGATAGCGCCAAGGCCAATCAATATAGGTGGCTAGGTTTGCGAGGTTGCCCGTGTCTCCGCGATAGGCGGCGGCAATATGCCCCAAAGCTTGCTTCTCACTCCAGTCCGTAGTGCCCGCGCTCGATCCTGAAACGCCATCATAAATGGCCTTCCAAACATAGTTCTTGGGAAGGCTAATGTAGTCTGCTTCGTTTCTAGGTGCGCCTGCGGCTACGGCAATTTTGGCCCAGAGATAGCGTTCTGGGAGAGTAACGTAATCAGCAATAGATCCAGACCCCAATTCTTCTATTAGCCATTGGGCAAGCATGTACCTTCGGGGCTGATCTGCCGCCGAAGCAAAAGTAGCATTTAAAGTTGGAAGGGCCATAGTCTATGGAACCCTAACAGCTTAAGCCATGCCCATGATTCGCTTGCCCATTCCGCGCATCGGGGAAGCGTTGGCTTCCATCTCATCGGCAGCTTCCTCTTCCATGTCATCGGCTTCGTCCTCGGCCTCTTCAGCCGCAATCTCGACGCCAGCCAACATGGTGGGAACCAGCGAATCTCCGTCAACACGGAAGGTCACAAGCTCTTCAAAGGTGTCGCCATCAGCAACATCTTCAGGCAAGGTATAGTCAGTCGGTATAGTTAGTTTCATAATAGTTATTCTCTCCTCATAGAGCTTGCCTTAGATTTTACTCCAAGGCAAGCCTTGATGATTAGAGACTAGCTATTAGGGAACCAGATAGCCGTATCCGCTACCGCTCGCGCAAGGAACGAGATCGTTCGCAAGGCTGCAACGGAGGTGGATAATGTAATAGCCCCACTCAGGGAAGATTTGCTTCACCGCGCAGGCCATTTTGGCGCGCCAGTAACCACTATTCTTGTCGGGGTTACAGTTCTTATCATACTCGTTGATCCAGCGGAAATCTCCGCGATAGTTCTGAGCATCATAGACCAGCTTGCCGACTTTGAGGTTCGGGTTCGGGACGAGCCACTCCAACGCCTTCGGATGGAAAATAACCGTGGAGGTATACTTTGCATTCTTGTAGGCAGGGTTGACAATGGCTTTCGTGCCCTTGAAGGCCGAATCCGTGATGTAAGGAGCAACTTCAACCAAGGTTCCATTAGCTCCATCGTTGAAGCGTTTCGGGAACGGACGGCTGTGGAACACATAACCAGCATAGCTCTTCTTAGGAAGAAGCATCTGGCCATTGGTGCCCAACAGATCGTTCACGCGATCACTCCAGCGGATGTCCTGACGGATGTCCTCGTTGATCTTGATCATCTGTTCGATGGTGGCGCGATCCGACATCACGTTGAAGACGGGAGCGCCGTCATCGGTGACCGCATCGCCGTCATCTCCAGCGTTGTCCGAGTAGAGGCTGTCGTAGATCTGACGCAGAACGCCAGTCGTGAGAACGCTCGTCGGGGCCGTGAGACCAGTGATCGTGGCATTGTCCCCACTAAAGGTGACGCCAGTTCCAATCTGGGTGTCGAAACCAGCTTCGACGCTCAAGATGTTAACATTGGCCAGATAGTCGTTATCGTAACGCTTGATCCATTCGACGTTGACGTTGTCGGCCAAGATCTTGATGTAGTTGTTGACATCATCAATCGGGAAAGCCGAAGTGCGAACGTCCTCCAAGCAGATCCAATCCGACTCAACAGCCTGATGGCGGAGCGAGAAGTTTTTCTGATCGAAGGCATAGCCGACCTTTTTGACGGGAGCCAAGCAGGAGTTGTCCTGACCAGACTCGCCAGTAACACCGATGGACTCCCAACCACTGCCAGAGGCGATGGTACGGCGAGCAATGGTGTTGGTGATCGTTTTGCCCATGTTGTCGGGGAAGGCCGACTGAGTAACAAGACGAAGATAAGGATCTTTATAAAGACCCAAGCGATGGGTACCAAGGGCAATGCGTCCAGTCTCTCTCTGGAAATTGTCATTGATACTTTCGCAAGTAGTAGCAGTTTGTGCTGACATATTATTTTATTTCTATTTAGTTTAAGGGTTAGTTTGATTTCAAGGCATAGGGTGCCCGTCTATCGGTTTAAGTTTCTGGGCCGCGACCAGAGATTTGCGGCTACAAATTATGAAGGCGCTAACTCGCCAGCGAGTGTCCGCGACCAACTCGGACTCAAGTCTTGAGCGCAAACTATTACATTTGCGTTAAATTGTCAATAGCAGAATTTTAGCGGAATATAGATTTTCCGAAATTCATCAGGCTATCAGGATTCTCCTCCTCTTCGTTGGAGTCGGTCTCGGTGGCCTTACCAAGACTTGGGGTGGCTCCGACTAGTCCCTCCAATTGAGTTTTGAGTTCTTTGATTTCGGCGTCCTTGGACTCGCTAACCTTCTGCAATTGGGCAGAATAATGGTTGATGGCCGACTCAAGAAAGGGAACAACAGCAGCCCGCGCTAGGATGGCGCTTCGGTCTTCGACGCTCAAGCGATCCAGATTGGTCTCTGCGGCGTTTTTCTTGGCGCTACGGATACTACCATTCCATTCATCCTGCCCATCAATCTCCTGAAGGAAATTGTAGCGGTCTTCCAGATTTGTCCAAGTCTTGGCTGTGAAGGCTTTCTGGAGTCGCAGATCATTCTCAATAAACTCCTGCTCAGATTGGGCCTTACGGGCAGCTTCAGCTTCGGCAAGGGACTCTGCCTCACTCTGGAAACGCTCATGGTATTGAGCCAGTTCATGGTATTTATCGGCCATCTTGACGATGGACAACTGTTCCATGCGCTTGAAGTCGGTGGTGAGATCTTCCAGCGAGTCGATGCGTTTACGGGCATCTGGCTCAGTCAGTGCCTGCCAGAGCTTAGAGAAGTCTGCGTCATTGGCTTCTGCAATAGCCCTTAAATCGCCTTGGAGGCCGCTGAGAGGCTTTTTGATCGTTTCGACGTATTCGGGGCTTCGCTCAAAGTTCGCCGCCTTTAGCTCGCGATTAAGCTCTGCCATGCGAGTTTTGTAGCTCTCAAGCTCTTCTTGGAGGGACTTGACCGTCTCCCCCTCATATTTGCCCACCTTCTCTTTGGTGGCGTCCAATTCGGCCTTCAAGCGATCCCGCTCCTCGCGGGCCTTTTTCATTTCGCTTTTGATCTCTTTCCAGCTTGAGACACCCTTCTCGGAATCATCACCTTCGGGTTTGTCAGAAACGGGCTTATCGGCAAAGTGGGGGTTCAGCGGGAGATCATCATCTGAGGTATTTTCATTTGATTTCTCTGTAGTGTTCTCCGAAGACACTTCCTTGGTAATGCCTGCAACCTTCTTCTCTACCTCTTCCTTGGTGGCCTTGGATTTGGTTTCCGCCTTAACGGGAGCTTTTTTCTCCGTTTTGGGAGTTTCCTCTTTCGGGGTTTCGGCTGCGGGCTTGGGCTCTTCTTGCTGGGTTTCAGGGGCGGGCGTCTCACTTGGAGTCGGCTCTACAGGTTCTTGATTTTTGCCACCAAAGATTGTGCCAGCAAAGTCTGCGTCACCCGTGAGGGCTGAATTGAGGATATCGGCCATAATAGTATAATAGTTATGTTAGTTGGTTTCTTCTGAAGTTATATGAGAGAAGGGTTCTGGCAAGTCAAATTTAGGTTTATTTACTTGTCCCTGACCCAAGGTATCAATGATGTCCAGAACCTCTTGACTGCCCTCATAAAAACCCGCGCTCTTAATGAACACTGGCGACAGATCAAAACCTTGCGCCACAGGACTACTGCTCCGCTTCGGACGAACCCGCTTGGAGATAAACTTAAGCCCCTTTTGCATATGGGGCATAGCCCAAGTTTTGCTCCACTCACGCGAATCCTGATCTGTCCAATCCATTAATAAAGTCTAACTATACTCAGATTCTAACTTTGTCTAGTATAAATATATTAAAAATTAAGCTGTTTGTGCGGCCATTGGCGGTCGGCCTGCGGGTCTGGCTGTTTTCTCAAGAATAGAACTGCGGGTTTTAAGATCATTGAGAGCCATCTGTTGACGAATAGTCTCCATCTTCTGCTGATGGGTTTCTTGGTTCATCATTCGCTTCTCTTGCATTTCAGCCAGCTTAAGTTGCGCTTTTTGCATTTCCATTTCCATTTTGGGATCAATCTGTCCCTGTGGCTGTTGCCCAGCCTGCATAGCCTGTTCTTGGGCTTGGCTCTGTTGGGCCATCATGCGATTGATCACCTGTTGCTCCAACTCATCGATATAGGCGGTGAGGTTTTGGAGTTGGCGTTTGAGTTCGCGGACTTCCTGCGCCCGATAGCTATTATTAGAGAAGAAAACAAGGTGTTCGGTCACATGGTCAGCAGCAGGACGCAAGATTTGCATTGCCTGCTCGTCGGCCATTTGCTGTTGGCGGTGGGCCTCAATGATCTCGGCAATCATCGGGATATGGGCCTCAATATGAACGGCATGGTTCTGGCTATCGTGAACCATTTGCGGAATGCCCTGACGAAGATTGCCGTTCTCAAGGTTGGCGATATCAAAGTCCACCACACGGCGCGGGCCTTTGTCGGAAACGAAAAGATTAACCTTCTGCCAACCCACACCAGAGATACCAGCAATGACGGAACGTAGAGTATTCTCTTTACCCTTCTCGTCCATCAAGGAATAAAGCTCCATGAGTTGCTTGCTTGCCATTTCGGTCATCACGGGGCTTCCGTCACCCATGGCGCGGAATGCCGTGACCTTAAGGAATTGGCGCATACGCTCAATGGAGACTCCTCGACGCGCACAACGGCGGCGGAACTCAAGGGCAAGCTTTCCTCCCTTGTCATTGGCTGTAAGTAAGGGATTAACGGCCCTGCGGTATTGCTCGGTCAGAAGCTTGTTGTAAGGGGTGTAGAAAAGCTCAAGTGCTGCGGCGTTGAGCGTGGACTCTTGGCGGGCTTGCTGGACAACTTCCGTGGCAGAACGGGCTTGGCCGTCTGGAGTAGCTTGACGCGAACGATAGCTGCCCGTGTTGTTCTGCAACACTTGGCTCATCAAGTTGTAGACTGGAAGACCCTGAGTGGCAATCGACGGAGGTTGAAGCTGGATCGGGGTCAGTCCGCTGGGGATGAACGTGTAAGGCCCGACCTCAATATATTGAAAGTCTTGGATGGCTTCGGCGTCACCCTGCAATTGGATGAGTCCAGAGGTAATGGCGGCTTGGGCTGACTGACAGAGAACGCGATTGGATATCTGGATCTGGTTGTAGATCTTCTGCTTGAGTCCGCGAATCGTATGGAAGGTTCCCTGTCCAACTCCGTAGGTGAAGATGACGAAGCAC